GCATCACCTGTACTTTCAAACTTAGGTACTGAACGTGGTATGCCAATTTCATGTTTTGGAATTGATACAGATGATTCAATTGAAGGAATTGCATTAGCAAACTCTGAATTAATGCGTTTATCATCTCAAGGTGGGGGTGTAGGTATTGGTTTATCTCGAATTAGAGGTAGAGGTAAAGAAATTGCAAGTAATGGAGTATCTGAAGGTGTAGTTCCATGGGCTAAAATTTATGATTCAACTATTTTAGCAACAAACCAAGGTTCAGTTAGACGTGGAGCAGCTTCAGTTAACTTACATATCAATCATCCAGATATTGAGGAATTTTTGATGATTCGTCGTCCAAAAGGAGATGTTAATCGCCAATGTTTGAACTTGCATCAATGTGTAGTTATTGATGATGATTTTATGAATAAACTAGAGGAAAAAGAACCACGTGCTTTACGTTTGTGGGGTGAAATCCTTAAAACACGTTTGGAAACAGGTGAACCATATATCATGTTTGAAGATAACGTAAACAACAATAATCCTCAAGCATATAAAAACAATAACTTGCATGTTTCAATGACAAACATTTGTTCTGAAATTGCACTTTATACAGACCCATTACACTCATTTATTTGTTGTTTATCTTCATTGAATTTAGCACGTTGGGATGAATGGAAAGACTATAAGTTTGAAAATGGTATGACTTTACCTGAATTAGCTTGTTGGTTTTTGGAAGGTGTATTACAAGAATTTATTGACAGAGCCAAAAATGTTAAATTTATGGAAAACACTTACCGTTCAGCTATTAAAGGTAGAGCAATTGGTATTGGTGTTTTAGGATGGCATACATTCTTACAAGAAAAAGGCATTCCATTTGCAGGTTTACAAGCAAATTCTTACACTCGAATCATGTCTCAATTTATTGAGGAAGGAGCATTAAAAGCATCTCGTGACCAAGCAAAAGAATATGGCGAACCAGAATGGTGTAAAGGTACAGGTTTGAGACACACTCACCACTTAGCAATCGCTCCAACAGTATCAAATGCTAACATTTCAGGAGGTGTTTCACCTTCAATTGAACCAATTCCAGCAAATGTATTTAACTTAAAAACAGCTAAAGGTACATTTATCAAGAAAAACCCAACACTAGAGCGTTTACTTGAATCTAAAGGATTTAATATTGATAGTATTTGGGAACAAATTGCTAAAGATAAAGGTTCAGTAATGGGGTTACCTGATCATATCTTATCACCTGAAGAAAAAGAAATATTCTTAACATTCAAAGAAATCAATCCATATGAAATTGTTCGTCAAAATGGTATTAGACAAAAACATATTGACCAAGCTATTTCATTAAATTTAACATTCGATCCATCTGATTCACCTAAATATATTAGTGAGGTTCATAAATTAGCTTGGAAAGAAGGTATCAAAACTTTGTACTATATGAGAAGCGAGAGTATCTTAAGAGGAGATAATCTACAACGCACTGCTGATTGTATTTCCTGTGAGGGTTAAGCGATCTTAACCATATTTTCCAATATGTATAATAAAATAACATATGGAAAGAGGAATTTACAAAATTATTAATCCTGAAGGTAAAGTATATATAGGATTATCTAAAAATATATTTCTAAGATGGTCTCATTATAAAAATAGTTCTTCAATGGGGAGTAATTCTCTATTGAAGAACTCTTTAAAAAAATACGGATATGATAAACATATTTTTGAAATTAAAGAACATGTTGAATTTCAAAATGAATTATCTGACCAACAAAACAATAAAATTTTAAGAGAACGAGAAAGATACTGGATAAATTTTTATCAAAGTGATAGTATTGGACTTAATCAGAATAGAGGAGGATGTGGAACCTCAAAGCATACCATTGAATCCAAACAAAAAATATCTGAATCACTCAAAGGAAAACCCAAACCTTCAGATTTTGGAGCTAAAAGAAAAAAATGGCAACATACTGAAGAATTTAGGGAAAAAGTAAAAAATTCTCCACGTTGTCCTATTTTAATGTACGATTTAGAAGATAATTTAATTCAAGAATTTCCCAACCAACAATTTGCAGCAGATTACCTAGGGGTTAAAAAACAAGCTGTGTGGAATGTTTTAAATGGTTACATTAATAAAAAATCAGGTAATAAAATTACGCATGTGAAGGGGTATAAATTTATCTACAAACAAGACAAAGGGCTAAGTAAATCTTAGCCCCTTTTTTCATATGTATAATAAAAAGAAAACTATGTTACCATTAATCGCAGACACAACAGCAGCAGAATCTACCCCTGATTTTGGAGTATTTGCTCAACTTGCAGACTACGGCCCGCTCGGCTTAGCCGTTTTAGCTTTAGGCTATGTAGCTTGGATGTTTATTAAGCGTCATTTAGCTGAAAAAGATCGTTTACAAGAAGAGTTAAAAGAGAAAAAAACTACAACCAAAAGAAAAACTAGAAAGTAATGTCATTCGGACCATTTGAAGTATTAACACAGTATGGAGTACTAGGATTTGCAGTTCTTGGTCTTGGTTATTTGTGTTGGATATTTCTTAATCGCTTGATGAAAAGTGAAGAAGACTTAAGAACTCGAGTAGAGGAACTAGAGGGTGAATATCGTGAAGACTTAGAAAAAAAATTAGAAGAAAGCACTGAAAGTTCTAAAAGCTTAAGAGAAACGGTATTAATGTTGTTTGGTAAGAAAAAGTAACTATGAAAAAAAAGTTACTCATAGTAGGGATAGCATTTTTAACTTTAGTTTTACTTGACATTTTCTCTAGTGGGCATGGTCACGTTGTAGTAGTAGAAGATAATATTCAATTAACAGGAGAAAATAAACAATTAACTAAAGCAAATAAAAAATTAACTAATAGTGTTAATCAGCTTAAAGCTGAAAATGAAGAATTAGTAGAAGATAAAGAGAACTTAGAACAAATGGTCTCTGAAGTTATTGGCGATCTAGATAGTACTAGAGCAGTTGTAAAAGATATTAAAAAAGAATTAGCCAATGAAAAAGATATTGTTCGTAAGCAGTCTACTGGTAAGCAGTTTGAGTTTCAGCCAATCACGCTACCCACTTCAGACGGTAATTGATGGCGATTCTGTAGTTATCCTTACAAAAGCTCAAGCTGATACTATTAACTCTATATTTGATAGTCAAAGAGCTAAGATTGCAAAATTTAAACAGGAAACTAAAGTAAAAGATTCCATCATAGCAATTAGAGATACTTTACTTGTATATTATACAAACCGAGTTGTTGAATATAGAACTATAGTAGATAATGTAATTTTAAAAGATGATAGATTAGATACAGTATTAGCATGGATATCTAAAAGAGCTATTGAAGGTGCTTGGATATATTATTCATATGATAACCAAGAAGTAGTAGCAGTTGATCTTTCAGATTATATAGTGCGAAAAGATGATTATACTGGAGATCTATTATTTTATAAGATGCATGAAGATTGTGACCGAGAAGGTAAAGATGATAAAGAACCCCCAAAAGGATGGGAAATGGATATACCCAAACCATCCAGACCTAAGTTAAATAAATTAAAACTAAAATTATGAAAAATTTCTTTAAGCAGTTATTCGATGACAACAATACAATCAACGAAAAAGCAGTAGTTGGTTTTATTGCATTTTTTATGCTATGTATAGCATTAGCAGTAGATTTGATAACTGGAGCTTATGGTGATCCACTAATTATTAACAAGTTCATTTTTGATGGATTTATGGTAATTGTTTTAGGTTCATTTGGAATTGCCTCTGTTGACAAGTGGTTAAACAAAAAAGACAAACACGAAGAAGATAAAGATAAATAAAAATTAAAAAAATGAGTTTAAAAAGTTTACAAGAAAGAGCCGGAGTAGCCGCAGATGGTGCTTTTGGTCCTGGTACTATGAAAGCTGGAATGGCGTTATTGAAATTGACTCCAATTCGCGCAGCACATTTCTTTGCACAAACATCACATGAAACAGGTGGTTTCAAAGCATTTAGCGAAAACCTAAACTATTCAGCACAAGGTTTGCAAGGTATCTTTGGAAAATACTTCCCTGGTAACTTAGAAGAGTCTTATGCCCGCCAACCTGAAAAAATCGCAAACCGAGTTTACGCAGATAGAATGGGTAACGGAAACGAAGCTTCAGGTGATGGATGGAAATACAGAGGTCGTGGTGCATTGCAATTAACTGGTAAAGCAAATTACGAAGCATTTGCAAAGTATTTAGGCCACAATGAAGTACTTGAAAATCCTGATTTAGTAGCTACAAAATATGCTTTTGAATCAGCAATGTTCTTCTTTGAAAGAAATAAATTATGGGCAATTTGTGATAAAGGGATTAATGATGCCGCTATTTTAGAATTAACAAAACGCATCAACGGAGGTACTCACGGATTAGAAGACAGAAAAACAAAAACATACAAATATTACGAATACGTTAAATAAATAGATTATGCAATTAAGTGAACATTTATCATTATCAGAAGTAACACGCAGTGATACTGCAAAAAGGAGAGGAATTTCAAATATGCCTACTGAAGCGCATATTGCTAATTTCAAATTATTAGCAGAAAATATCTTCGAACCAATCCGCAAACATTTCGACAAGCCAATCTTTATTTCATCTGGATATCGTTCAGCTGAATTAAACAAAGCAATTGGTGGTAGTACAACTTCACAACATTCAACAGGTGAAGCAATTGATATCGATATGGATGGACGTCCTGGCGGAGTAACGAATAAAATGGTATTTGATTTTATCAAAGACAATCTTAACTTTGACCAATTGATTTGGGAATTTGGAACAGATACTAACCCAGATTGGGTACACGTTTCTTATGAGTCAACGGGAAAACAACGTAAACAAATTCTTAAAGCAGTTCGCAAAGGTAGTGCTACATCTTATGTACCATACAAATAATTAAATCCTTTTAAAAAAATTAGGCCCCCAAAAGGGGCCTTTTTATATTTCATACCATGCAACAAAAATATTTACCTTGGTTTTTGCTGTTTTGTGCACTAGGTTTGTCCACAACAGCAGCTTATTATAGTGTTATCGGTTTATCTGTAGTATTTACCGGAGTAGCTATACCTGTAATTGTAATGGGGTCATTTTTAGAAGTATCTAAAATTGCTATTGCAACTTATTTACATAACACTTGGAAAAAAACATATGCTCTTTTAAAAGTATATTTAACTATAGCACTAGTAGTGTTATCGGTTATCACTTCTATTGGAATTTATGGATTATTAAGTACAGGATTTCAAGAAAATATAGCCAAACTTGAAATTGGAACTAAACAAATCCAAAATATAGAAGTTAAAAAACAAAGATTTGAGGAGATTAAACTCGAATTATCTAAGGAAAAAACCCTCCTAGACAAAGACATATCCCAGTTACGTAATGCTTTATCTACAAATACAACTACACAAACAGTAGATGCTAAAACTGGGCAATTAGTTACAAAAGCAAATAATGCTAACCGTAAATCATTTGAAACACAACTTGCTGGTGCACAAGTAAATAGAGATAAACTATCTACTAAAATAGATGCTTTAAACGATTCAATTACTCGTTTAGATATTCAAATTTTAGATATGGAATCTAAAGCAAGTGAGGGAAATGAACTTGGAGCCGTGCAATATGTAAGTGAAATTACAGGAGCTGACATTAAAACGGTGGCAAATTGGTTTATATTTATGTTGATCTTTGTATTTGATCCATTAGCTATTACCCTTGTTATTGCTACAAATCAAGCGTTTGAACAGCGCAAACCTAAAGTAAACATTTATGGTGAACCAAAACCAATAAAACCTGAACCTAACCCAGATCTTCAACCTGTTCCCCCAGTAGTAGATAGTGAAAAACAAAGACTTATAAAAGAACTTGATAAAATTAAAAAATCAGATATTTCAAGTAAAAAAAAGGGAATAATGCTTGATGAAATCCGAAAAAAAATATCATCATTAAATAATACCAAAACATACTAATATTTATAGTATGACATGGAGAAGATTTTAAAGAACCAACAAATCCCCCTTACACAGGTTATTGACCCAAATACAGGTCAAGCATACTATGCTCCCCAAAACGTTGTTTATCAAGATAAAAATAATACGGGCCCAACAACACTTAAGGATGTAATAGTTGACAGTGCTACTTCTTCTTCATATGCATTAACAGCATCATATGCTTTAAATGGTGGTGGAGGTAGAACAACTGATACTGGTTCTTTATTAACTACTGCTTCATTTTTAGATCCAAATTTAACATTTACCAAAGGAGATAAAAGTACATTTAATGTGAATATATCTTCTTTAACAGTAACAAATGCTGCTACGGCATCTTATATAGATGGGGGAACGTTTTAATGTCAACAAGAATACCTTTTCAATGGAATAGTGCTAATTTTGATTGGGACGCAAAAAACCCAACTAATGGGAAAATATATCCTCCAAATGAAATAGTTACTGGAACTAACTTATGGAATGATTGTGCTTTAATTATAGAAATAATTGAAGTAATGAAAGGAGGGGGCAGTCATGAAGATTATTTCAACCAAAAACCCGAAAAGAAAAAACAATTCATTAAACTGCTTTGTAAAGTTCAAGGAAAAGAATATAAAGAAACTAAAGAGATACATAAGACCAAAATATTTATATCAGACATAAAACTAGTAGCTAAAGAAGTACTAGGAGTAGACGTAAAAATAGACAGATAATGTATACATTATACACAGACAAACAGGAATTATTTGAATGTTCTATATCATTAGAGGGCGCTTCTGTTAAAAACAGTCAAGCGCGTTTAATAGTAGAATCAGACAATTTGAATCTTTTATTTAAAGGAACTATTGACTCTAATGGCAAATGTACCGTTCCTATTAAAAAATTAAAAAATCTTTTAGAAGAATCAACAAAAGGTAAAATAAGACTTGAAGTTATAGCAGACGATACGTATTTTACACCTTGGGAATCAGATTTC